GAACGGTAGACGTTTTTTAATTGAGAATGCTGTTGTTGGAGAGAACTTTCCACCCATGCATCCGAACTGCAGGAGTACGATTAAATCAGAGGGGGAGAGAATTCCCGAAAGGTTTAGGGTGTCTGGTGTAAGGAGTAGTGATGAATACGAGCAGATGCTACAGAACAATGACGAATTGACTGTAGAACAAATAGTACCGTATGTAAGACACAACTCTGTGAGAAACGGACTGCTTGATAATCCACCTGTCGTTAAGATATGGGACGGTAACGGAAGTGAGTATAATCCGCCAAACAATACAATAACACTTGCTCGTAATTCTGGGGTAGATACGCTACATCATGAGGTGGGGCATTTTGTAGATAAAAAAATGATAGGCGATAAGCTTAGAGGGGTAACGGACTTTGATATCCAGGAGGTTGTACTGGAGAGAATACGACACGCTGGGTATTCTTCTGTAGAAAGAGCTGATATATTGAGCGAAACTGGTAGGCTGAGGAAACTATATGACACTTATTATTCTAAGCTAGGCGAGGTGTATGCCGATGCTTATAGGCAGTACACAGCAGGTACATTATCTAAGGCTAACAAATTTTATGAACACTTTGAAAACGAAATCTGAGGATATACAGTTGCGTGATGTTGAATTAGGTGATATTATTATTGATAACGATGGGAATATTGACGATGAAACCAAAAGGAAAATAAAAAAAATATTAAAACAACTCGACGGAGGTAAAACGGTTTAAATTAATGTTCAATCAAATGGATGACAATAAAAAGCAGGTTGTGGAGACAACAGACACAACGACGACTGCGACTACTGTTGGCATTACTCAGGAGCAAGTTGATAAGATAATATCTGAAAGACTTGAAAGGGAGAGGGCTAAACTTCTTAAACAGCAAGATGAGGCTGTGAAGAAAGCACAAGAAGAAGCTGAGAGATTAGCGAAATTGAGTGCGGACGAGAGAGAAAAGGAAGTTTTAACTCGAACCCAACAGGAACTGGAGGCGAAATCAAGAGAGATAGCAATGAGGGAAAACAAACTGTCAGCAATTGAAAAGTTGTCTGAAGCAGGTGTTCCTCTTAAGTTGGTTGATTTTGTTGTTACAGATAGTCCTGAGAAAACAACAGAGGCTGTAGGTAAGTTGATTGAGACTTATCAGGAGGCTGTTGCGGAAGGTGTTGCTTTAAAATTGAGAGGCAATCCACCTAAAGATGTAAATACAAAAACCGCACCTAAAGATGATAAGATCAGGAGGGTGCTTTAAATTAATTGAATTAAAAAATGGCAAGAACAGATAGTATATCTATATTTGAAAGTGACGGAGAGACAGAAGTAAAGTTGAGAGAACTTTATGCTGAATACGTTGACAACGTTGACAAGTTAAGTATCGGTAATAAAATTAAAAATTTACAATATTCTGGAAATCCATTGGCAGGAAGTGTAGAGTTTAGAAGACCATTAAGAAGTACAATAAGAAATTACGGTACTGCTAGAACTGGTGGGGCAGGAGATAATATTTCTGCAGATATCGTAACCGTTAACCTTGATCAGAGAAAAGAAATAGCTGAGGAAGCAAACAAATTCGATATTGACCAATGGGGATTTGATGGACTGTGGAGACAGAGAATGAATACCATGAGTGCAGATATGGCAGACTCATTGGACGCAATTCTATTTTCCACAATAGAAGGTGTTGCAACAGAGGTAACCTGCACGGGTACTAACGTTGTAGACAAGTTGGAAGAATTGATTGTTTCGTTGGAAACTGTTAAAAATGATTATGTTAGAAGTGTAAGAAGAAATGCGATGGCATTAACTGTTACACCTACCGTATATTCAATGATGAGAAATTATATTGACACACTACCAAACCCAGCTAATGGGGGGGTGGTTGTTGATAATTTTCATGGAGTAGAAGTATACAGCAACAATAATCAGACTGAAGACGCAATCGTTATTGTGAAGGGTGCTATTGCACAACCTGTCGCCATGATTGATGTTCAGTATGGATATATTCAATGGAGTGTTGAACAAGGTATCGCTTTGTTCTTCAACTACGGTACCAAAGAAATCGCATCAGATTTGATGTTCTTTGCAGATGTTGGTGGTAATACTCCTAGTGTATAGTACTAAATTGATTTGAAGCCTTAAATGGAGGAGTTTAGACAAGACGTGATAGAAAAAGTAATAGACCTAAAACCAGATTGGGATGAGGATGTAATTGATTATGTCGCTAACGATTTAATCGATAGGGCATTGATATATACCAATCGAGAAGAGTTGCCTGATTTATTGGTGAGACCGTTTGTATCTGCTACCATTCGAGCATACGACACATTCCTTGCATCTAACGAGCAGGGAGTAACTTCCGCTCGTGATGGTGAGCAATCTGTTAGCTATGACGGTATTCAATCGTACATGGCTAGTAAACTGGATACGGATGTATTTGTGGGGCTTGTTAAACTCCTTGAGGGCTTGAGAAAGGCGAATACTAATTTTGAAGAGGATGAGGATGAAGATACCTAATGGATTTACCTCTACTATAGCTAATACGTTTTATGATAAAGAGATAACTCCTTATGTGATAACCACCTCGACAGATGATGAGGGGTTTACAAAAACCGACTTTAGCACGGAGGGAACATCGTTTATGGGAAACGTGAGTTTTAACATGGATAGGGTAAAGAAGGATTATGGTATTGACGAGGACATCGATATCAAGATTAGTACACATGAAGACGTTGACGGAATACTTGAATACGATAGTGTCAAGTACGAAATTGTTAAAAAGGTAGTAAGAGATACGCACATAATTTATTTGTGTAAAAAATGGTTATCGAGGGCATCGGATTTGATAAGCTTGTAAAGAAATTCGAGGAAATTGCAGACGATACAGACGACATACGAGAGGTGGTTAAAGCAGGTACGGAGAACGTGCTGGTTACCGCAAGGGCTTTATGTCCTGTAGATACTGGGTTTTTAAGATATTCAATTAAGGCTGATTTAATCGATACCGAGAACACGATAACTGGAAAGATTTACACGACTGTAAGTTATGGGTTGTATCAGGAGTTCGGCACCTGGAAAATGAGACCACAGCCCTTTTTGAGACCTGCATTAGATAGGCACAAGGCTGGAATTAGGGCAAGTCTCAATAAAGTAATTAAGAAGAAGCTAAAATGATAGTTGCAAAGAAGGAAACATACGAACTGTTGCAGGAGTTAGGATACGATGTTTATCATATCCGACCTGACATAATAGAGAGTGTGCCTTGTTTGATATATCACATGGCTTTGAATGAAAGCGAAGTCGATATAAAAAACGAAATAGGAAGGCAGGAGCAGACATACGAAATAGACGTATGGGCTTTAAATTCCTCTCAAGCTACAGAGATTTTAGTGGAGCTTGATGAACTTCTGAGGGAGAACGGATATATACCTGTTAATCAATTAGATGTACCTGACGAAAAGTATTCGCACGTGAATTGTAGATATAAGTTAATTATTTGAAAAATGGCAGCACAAAAAACAATGGGAACCACGCTAACCATTACCTCAACGGATCCAGAACTTGAGATAGTAGATATAAGAGTTCTGGGAGAATTTGGAGTAGAAAGCGAGGAGATAGACGTTACCACTTTAGACAGTCCAGATGGATACAGAGAAACCATCGGAAGTCTTAAGGATGCGGGTGAGATAACCTTTGAGGGTTTTGTTAAAACCGCAGGTAACATGGCTTACTTGTTTGCTTTAGCAGAAAGTCAAGCTGTTGAGACTTATGAAGTTGAGTTTCCCGATGGAGCGACTGCTGAGTTTGACGGTTGGATTAAATCGTTCAAGGATACAGGAGCCGCAGTTGACGGTGTTCGTGGGTTTACTGGTACGGTTAGAATAACTGGAGCAGTTGACTTCACAGACGCACCTGCACCATCGGTATAAAACAAACAGACTGGGGGGTATAAAAGTACCTCTCGGTGTGTTTTCGTTTGATTTTGACGTGTCTAAGCGAGTTTAATTTATAAATTCAACAAAAATGGAGTTAAAATTTACCCCACTAGCTGTTAAGCGGTTGGAAGATAATACTGGGAAGGTTTTTTACGACTTAATGTCCGAACCTTCCGTAAGTGTTTGTTTCGAGTTTGTGAAAGTGGGTCTGAATGTTGATGATGACGGGGCAGACAAGGCTATTAGTGAATACCTGAAGGGTGAGGGGAATGATATCACTACTTTATTTATGGCGATAACTGAGGCTTTACAAAGGGACGGTTTTTTACCGAAGAGCCTGAACGTGAGGAAGCTCATGGAACAGGCGAAGGAAGTGAAAAAATAAGTTTTGGCAAACTTTGGGAAGAAGGAGAAAAGTCTGCAATAAAGATTGGTTTAGATTTGGAGAAATATTGGAGTGAAACGCCTAAGATTTTTAGAAAAAGGGTTGAGGTGTATCAGGAGATGTTGGAGGAAAGAGTAATTGAAGTGGATGCTGTCAATTACAATCTGGGGATATATATAGCGATGGCTGTAAACAATCCGAGGAAGTACCCTAAAAAGCCCTACATGAGTAGGGAGAAGGTGCCAAACAAGACGTGGAGTACGGATGATTTAAAAAATTATTTTAAGAGGCTGTCAAATGGCAGAAACAATTAATGAACTTGCGGTAGTAGTAAGTACGAATGTAGAACAATTCCGCAGGGAGATGTACGAGATGAGCAATACCGTAAAGGAACTTGGCAGGACGGTTAAGGAAGCGAACGCACCTGCTCAGGAGATGGGGCAACAAATCGCAAGTGTAGGTAAAATGGCTAGTGCTAGTAATCCGAAGTTGGTTACTGTCGTTGGAACTGTGCTTTTAATGAAAAAAGCTTTTGATTTGGTTTCTGGCGCGATTTCGTGGGCGATTAAATCATTAGTTGGCTTTATGCAAGAAACGATTGACGCAGGAATGAACTTTACTAGACTTGAGGTTGCGACTGCTACCATAGCTAAAAACTCTGGCATGACTGCTGAACAGTTGGATAACCTGAGGGAGGCTTTGGCAAGGGCGAATACGTGGGGTGCTAATGCTGAGGAGGTTATACGCTCATTGGCTATGAGTGGGCTTGTAAAACTCGCTGATGGACTTTCTCTTGTGGATGCCAGAACTGGTAAAACAGAAGAGGGAGTAAGTGCATTAGTGTTGACGATGAAAGATTTAGCTGCACAAGCGGGAATATCGTCTAGTGATGCGATACAAAGGATTACAAGGTTTATCAATACAGGGAATGCAGCTTTCGTTGATGGTGTTATCGAATTGGGTAATCTCAACATGGTCTATAACGAGTACGCACGAAACTTGGGAAAAACTGTCGGGGATTTAAGTGCTACAGAGAAGGCACAAGCACGAATGAATGCAGTGATGATAGCGGGTAAAAGTGCATACGGAGCATATGCGAATACTCAACAGACTGCACAAAAGGCAATGATGAGTGTTAAGGATGCGATGGGTAGTATTAAGGATTTGCTGGGTAGTACGATGGAGCCTATATTTGGTGCTTTCGCAAACGCATTATTGCAATTTGTTGTTGGTGTTAGAAATTTTATCAAAGATAACGAGGTAGCCATTAGGGGTTTTGCGAGTAAGGTCGCTGGATATGTTATCGTTGTGATCAGGTTGATTGGAAAGCTTTTAAGTATGATACCTGGTGTTGGACAATATTTTAAGGAACTTGCTAATTTTTCGTTAAAGCCGATCAAGTCGATGGACGGTGTTGCAGATGCGAGTGAACAAGCAAGTGGCAGTATGGACAAGGCTACTGGAAGTGCTAAGAATTTAAAGAAGGCTTTGGCTGGACTGAGTGGATTTGACGAGATGAATGTATTGCAAACCCCAGAACAGGGCGGAGGTGTGAGTCCTCTTGGTGGTGGTCTTGGCGTTGGGCTTGGCGATATCGACATGGGAGAGCCTATAGACCTGGAAGAGCTGTTGTCTAAGTTCAATCAGAGCGTAGAAGAGGCGAATGCATGGGCGGACAGGTTTATGGCACCTTTTAATAGAATTAAAAAATGGTTTGAAGAACAGGGCTTTGATAAGTCTGTTAAATCAATGATGGATAATGCACTTAAAGAAATACAGCCATACGTAGATTTTTTCGGTAAAGTTTGGGACGACATAAAGAAGAGTTTCGGCGACATGTGGGACGAGATGGATGACGATTTGACAGAGCAGATGAAAGAAATGGGCGAAAATTTTTGGAAAGAGATTGAAAATTTCAAGACAGAGTATATAGACCCAGTTAAGGAAAAAATACTTGACGCATGGAATAAGATTTGGGAGGGTGGATTAAAGCAAACCGTCGACCAGTTAATATATTTGGGTGGTCAAATTGCTTGGTTTGCGATGTTTATATATAATAACCTAATATCACCAGTCAAGCAATGGCTTTTAGAGACATTTGCACCTGTTTTTCAAAGGGTATTTAATTTCGTTGTGGATGTCATTGTGTTCGTATGGAACGTTATCACCCGAGAGTTTTCTAGGGGATTAAGCTTTTTGAATTGGGTGTTGATGGTTGTTAGAACTGGATTAACTGAGGGATGGGGCAAGGCTTGGGACAAGATTAAAGAAAAGGCTACGGAAATTTGGCAAAAAATAGTTGATGCAGCTAAAAGGGGTATTAATGGACTAATAGACCTAATAAATCAATTTATTAATAAGGCGAACAAAATACAGTTACCTAAAGAGTTAACTGGCGGAAAGACGGTAGGAATTAACATAACTCCTATATCACCATTGGCTACAGGTGGAATCGTAACAAGACCGATGACAGCATTGGTTGGTGAGGCGGGACGTGAGGTTGTATTACCTTTGGACAGAAATACCGAATGGATGGACACGTTGGCTGATAAAATAGGTGGTGGTGGAGTGAATTTAACCGTAAAAATCGGTGAGGAAACCATCTACAAGAAACTCATCAATAGTATTAAGGACGCAAATATGAGAAGTGGGACTAATATTTTAACACTATGAAATGGCAAAGACATACACGATAAAACTGGCAAGTACAAAAATTGATAAATACTTAAAGTCTCCGTTTGGATTTAAGCTTGAACCAAACAAACTGTGGACAGAAGCCAGTAGGAATCTTGATGGTGAGCTAAAGGCTACGTTTGTGGGTATTTTTCCAAAGATACAATTAGACTTTAGGGCAATGACAGAAAGTGAGCTTAAAACGGTATTGGCACTGTTAAGTCCTGCAAGTATAAGTGTAACTTACTGGGACACGGAATCTGCGACCTATAAAACAGCTGATTTTTATGCAGGGGACTTTAGCTATCCATATTTCAATAATGACTTGGGGTTGTATGGGGATTTTTCTGTTAATCTTATTGCTTATAAAAAAAGAACATGATTACTGTAACAAGCAACTATAAAAACACAATTAGAGGAAATGCTAGAACATTTGTTGCGTCTATAGAAACGGACACAGACGAGATAACACACGCAGATCAACTGGTGTCGGTTAAGATATATCAAAATGCTGACTTAGGCAAGGCAATGATTAAAAGGCTTGACTTCGTATTTAATGGCGATTTTGACTGCTTAGGCAAGGAAGTAGGGGTATCTATAGGCTTGATGGTGAGTGGTAGTCCTGAGTATATAGATTACGGGGACTTTATTGTTGATAGCTTAGATTTTAATCAAGAAACTGAGCAAACAACCGCAATAGCCTACGATAAAATGTATTCTGCGATGAAAGAACACAGACCAGTAAGTATAGAATATCCATGTACTTTGTATGAATACCTAGAGGGTATATGTGGTCGAGAGGGATGGACATTGGGAACTGCGAATTTTACAAATGATGGGTTGGAGTTAAGTCAAGAGCCATTTGTTGGGTTAACTGTTCGTGAGGTTCTGCAAAAAATAGCTGAAGTTAGCGGAACTATATGTTTGTTCGATAACGATGGTGGGTTGGTTTTTAGGGGTGTCGATGGTGCAAGTGTCGAGACTGTTAACACATCTGATTTGTACAAGCAGAAGATAAAATCTAAGTGGGGCGGACTGACTAGTGTCGCCTTTGATTTTCCACCTTATGGAGACTTAATCTGGACTGGTGGATATGAACATCCCGTTCGATTGTTGGAAGATGATGACGAAAGGACGTTAGAGGACGGTGAGTTGAGAGGTATTGAGCAATGGGTGGAGTCTGACGGATTTCATCAATATTTAATATCGGAAAGTGAATTGGCGAGTCAGGAGGCAACAGACGAGTTGTTTGACTATTTGGACGGATACTCATTTTATCCTGTAGAGTTGGACACGATAGGGTTATCGTGGATTGAGGTGGGAGATAATGTAACGGTAAAGGATAAAAATGCCAATGAATACCTGACAACGATAACTGGTGTCGAGATTGAACTTTCTGAGAGCGGATATAAGGTTGGGTTGTTCACTCCAATGTTCGAGTTATTGAGAGGCGGAACTGCCAAAACGTCTCCCAGAAGCGTAATAAATGTTCGGGTTGCGGATAACAATGTGGGTTCCGTGTCGGTTGGAAAGGTAGAAAGCGGAAGTATGAACAAAGAATGGGTCGTAACGGGCGGAGGTAATGTTAGGTTATCTGGTGGCGGTGATATTATTGTGTCTGATGGCGGAAACATTGAACTGTCGGGTGGGAGTATAATCGTTACGGATACAGACGAAGGAAGTATTACGATTACGAACCAGGGCATAAAGGTGACTGATAATACGGGACTTGTTAGAATACTTATCGGAAGTGAAGAATGAAGGGGATTATGCGTACAGTTTTTGGTGTTTTAATTTTATTGTTATTGATAATGGTTTTGAAGTGCTTGAGGAGCGATAAGACAGAAAACAGCGATGAGCCAAATGACTACACTATTTTTGTAGATACTGGCGGAAAAACATATAACATGCCGAAGATCACTACGGAGACCAGTGGAAGCGTAACGTTTACCGTGGTGGGTGGTGGTGCTAATCCTGATATTCATAACATAGATATTTATCACGGACTTGGATATAAACCACAGGTTGTTGCTTATGTCAATTTTTACGACTACACGTCACATGAGTGGATGATGATACCGCGTTGGACACCCGGAACGAATGGAACGTATGAAGCATATATTACCCATGTTGACGATAATACTGCAAGGGTAGTATTAATAGGTACGTTGGCATTAGGAAGCCCAGATACGACAGCCGATTACAAGATTTTTTTATTAGTTGACCCACAAAAAGATGCTTGGTATTAAAATATCGAAAAATGGAGAGAGTGTAAATACTTCAGATGACAATTTGGCTTTTTCGTCAGATTTCTTTACACCCAAGATTTATAAAATAAAGAAATACACGTCTAACACTACGGAGGCACACGGACTTGATTATGCACCAATGTTTATTGCTCTGTATAATAACGCACTCCTAGCGGGTACCGATGTATATACGATTGGTGCAAGTGTGAGTGTGGACTCAGCGAATGTTAAGGTTTTTATGCCATCAAGTGCTACTGAAGTATGGGTTATTTTATTTGCTGATGGTATAGAATGAAATTCAGGGTTGCGAAACAAGGGTTTGATGTTAACATGGCTAAAGTTGGGGAACTGGCAATTGACGAAAGGCTGATGACCATGAAGGTTGCCTTGAGCGGAACGTTGGAGGTAGATTTACCAGCAGAGACTATCGTTGCAGGGGGTGGTATAGTTAACAAAGACTATACTGACACGGTGACACATGGACTCAATAGGGTACCGTTGTTTTTCCCCATGGTGGGACGGATGTATTTAGACCCAGATTCCGCATCGGACATTGTTTTGAACGACTACAGGCAGTCAACGACGAGTACTCTAGAGTTGGCTCTGGTGCAGGTAACTGACGAGCAGTTGAGGCTTTTTGTGAGTAGAACAGCTATTGTTGTAGACAAGACGTTTGCGGCACACAAGGTAACTTTGTATTACACGCTTTTTTATAATTGTCTTGAAGAGCTTGACCTGTCTATATCATGAATGCGATAATTAATATATAAGATTAAAAAACTAAAAAAATGGCAACAGCAATAAGTGGACTAGGTGCATTAACGACACCTGTTACAGGCGATTTGATTGAAATTGTTGATGTATCCGATACCTCTATGAGTGCTAATGGCACAAATAAAAAAATCACATTTGAAAACCTCTTGAGCAATTGGGATGGATGGCAACCCTCAAACGAAACGTGGACATATGCAAGTGCCTCTACGTTTACCGTTTCTGGTGATGTAGCCGCCAAATATGGTGTAGGAACAAGGGTTAAATTTACGCAAACGACAGTTAAATATGGGGTTGTAGTAAGTTCAAGTTATTCTGCACCAAACACCACCGTTACAATTGCTGTAAATACAGACTATACAATAGCAAACGCTACAATATCGTCTAATTATTACAGCTATGCGAGTAACCCTGTTGGATATCCAGATT